CCGAGCGGAAGTAGTACGGTAACGAAAGAGATTGCGTTGTTGGAAGATATACCGCGTGCTGGTGCGTGGAGCGATATAGTACAAAGTGCTACAATAACTGAACAAGGTACATATTATGTGCTAACAAACAGAGACGCGATAACACAAGTGGCTGGAAAACCGTCAATTGTATATTGGAATGGCTCAACGGCTGAATATGGTACACGGTATGTTTATAGTACATTGGTAGATGGTGTATTTACACTCTATGAGTTTTGGGCAATGATAGCCAGCAACGGAACGATGACGGCTTATTACAAATCGGCTAAATGTGAAAACGGAGTTTGGACGCGCGTAGAATCGGAAAAGCCTGTTGGTTTCCAATACAAAAAAATAACTAACTAAAAGGAGATAAACATATGTACGGAATAACTAACGCACAACAACTCGCCAACGGTGGCGGAGGCGGTGGCGGCGGCGGCGAACTCGACAAAATCTATGGTGTTGATTTAGTCGGCTCGGCTTCTCCGTCAGCACTTACGAGAACAGACGACGCTGTCGGCTTGAACGTAACAGTCGGCACTTCGGAAATCACAAGCGACTTTGATAACTGCTACCCGTGGAGTAACATTGAAGAAGTCACGGACGGCGCAGGAAACGTGTTCGTCAAGCAACGGTTTTGTTAAGACCGTTGCCCCGCTCGCGGAAGGCTCCCTTATTCAATATGTTACTGCTGTTGGTGCAGACGAAAGTTCTTATTATTGCGACAATTCTTATCAAGGTGGAGCCATTCTCATCTGCGGTGGGACTTGGAACGAGGGTACGAACGCTGGCTTGTGGTTCTGGAATGGTTACCTTTCTGCGTCGTCCTCGTACAACGACAGCATTGGTGGTCGCCTTTGCTATAAACCCACAGTATAACTTTTCGGCGCGCCCGTCCGCTTCATAGGCGGGTAAAAACAGAATTATGGAAGAAAAAATCTTACTTATCGGCAAACTAATACAAGAGGGTATCGAGGGCGAAGCGGAAGCGTTAAAAGACTACAACCGAGAACTCGCGGAAATATATGCCCTTGACGCGGAAACGGGCGACAAATGCGCTCCTATCATCGCGGAAATCATATCCGACGAACTCAATCATATCGCTAAACTTACGGCATTATACACCGAACTTACGGGCATTGCCGAGAACAAGGAGTAACCTATGGAACTGAACATTAAACTTATCGGAAACATCGGCAGGCTGAACAAGCGAGAGCCGTTCATTTTGGCAGACAACGAAAAACTTGTCTTAAAATTTTCGTGTGCTACACCGTTGACAGATTATTATATCGAACTCAAAAACGGCGACAAATCGGCAAAATACAGGCTTAACGCCGTATCTTCCTATGAAGTGCCGAACGAACTCTTACAAGCGGGTACTTTGGAAGTCACCGTGAGCCTTTTGTACTGCGGAAAAATCGTCGTTACCTACACCGTCGAGCCTATCATCATTGCTCTTATAGACAACGGCTACAAGGGTTTTGCGGAACTCGACGAAGTAAAGGCGAAATACGACCTGCTTATGGCGAACTACAACGAACTCGTATCAAAGATAAATCAAGTCATCGACACCGCGAACAGACAACAGGAAGATATACAAAAACTGTACAACGCTGTCGAGCAAGGCGAATTTTAGCGTGCTACCGCTCAAAAAATCTAACTGCTCTCGTCGGGTAGCAACGGCACGGGCAAAGGAGTTATCTATGTTTGGAGCATTATCACTTACAGCAGAGCAAATCGACCAACTTCGCAACATTGCGGCAGTCGGCGGCAAATGGCTTATGGCGGCTTTCACCGCTCTCGGCGGACTTGCAGGCATCGCAAAAATCATCACGACTTTTGTGGCACGAAAGAAACCCGTCAAACTCAATCAATCTGATTATGAAGCAATCGCGAACGCTATCGTCGATAAAACAAACGGCAGTATCGAAATCAATATGTCGTCCGAAATCGACAAGGCAACGCGTAACAGACTTACGGAAGTCGAAAAAGTCAACGGCGAACTTGTCAAGGCTTGCAAACAGTTAGTCAAGTCGCAAAAAGCAATCGCAAACGCTGTTTCGGACTTTAAGACTATATCCACGAGTGCAAGAGACGAACTCAAAGCAAGTATGAATGACCTTGCTGACGGCGAAAACGGGCTTGTGGCGGTCGAAACGCCCAAAGTCGATAAACCTATCGTCAAAATAGAAAAAGTGGCAGAAAACGAAAATACGCCCTTGTATTAAGGGGGTGAGAGTATGAAACGAAACCCGAAAACCATAATGTCGGCAATAATGGAGTACATTGTGCTTATTGCGCCGACTGCGGGCTATGCGATATATTCCTACACCGACACCCTGCAATACACGATGAGCGCGAACTCCAAAGGTTTCTTTTGGACACTTATCAGCCTTGCGATTTTGTGTGCTATAATCTACGGCATATTCAAGTCAAGATACGACGAGTATCTCAAAGGCTATTACCAGCACAAAGCGGACTTAAAGGTCGCGGATAACCCGTCGGAACTGTTAGTCAAGACCGTGGCAAAGGAAGAAAAGGTCGTATCTAACATAACCTACATTCCGATTATGTTCTATCTTTTAATGGCGTTGGCTGTTTTGTCGGCGTTCCGCGATGCGATTGAAAAGTTGGAACTCATAATCGAAATCATTGCGGCGAGCGTGTTCGGCAAAATGTGCTTGCATTGTCTTACCGTTCATTTGCGGGAAGTCGCAACCATTAAAAAGGACGGTGAAACCGAATGAGTAGCGAACGAAAAAGAGTAGTGCTTGTCGGTAGTCGAATAACCATTAACGCGGCAATATCGTTGTGTATCACGGCGGCGTTGATTTTATCGAGTTTCTTTATCTTCAAAGGTATCGAAACGCAAGTATCAGGAAAAGACTTTTGGATACAAAAATCGGTTATGGCGGTCGCTACGTTCTTGTTGATGTTCTCCATTGCGAATGTGACCGAGAATATAATGCTTGCCAAAGACAAGGATATAAACGACCGACTGAACGCGTTAGACACGCATTATCAGACCATTATGGCGAACTATGAAACCGCCGACTTGGAAACCTACATCGAGAACTTGAACAAGGCGAACAAGTATAAAAACTATATCCACAAGTGGAAGAAAAAACTCCGTTTCGCAAGTCGCTTTAAGAAGTGGGGAACACCGAAAAGGCTCGAACGCATAAACAATGCATTGACCGTTACGGCAGAAGAACTGTGGGAGAGCGGGCAAAAAGTCAAGTACCACAAAATAACTTTCAGCCAAATGGTGAGCGGTGCGAACGATGTTTCACCGAACGATGACGAGAGCGATTTAAGGTCGCACAAAGCCCGCTACGGCGCACAAAAATTCGGTTGGAAGATTTTATCACTCGTTGCGTTTGGGGCTTTCTCGGGGCAATTATTGTACTCGTGGCAAGACTTTAATAAAGGTATGATTATCCCGCTTATCTTTCAGTGCGTAACGATTTTAATTTCTATCTACTCGGGAATATGTTTCGGTTGTGCGATGAACGAAAGGACGAAACAGACCTTGAAACGCAAGTTAAAGATATTCTCGCAATTCAGGTATAAGATGAACAACAAGGTTAACGGCGTTGCGAACTTGGGCGTTGAAGTCATTAAAGACCTTGAAGTCGAACGAGCGAAAGAAAAATCTAATAACCCTATTAAGCGGACTTTTGATGACACATTCGGGAGCGCACAGCCCGTAAAAGCGGGAGCGTTCGTCGGAAAACTTATATCATCAACGATTGATATTGAAGCGGAAAAACTTGCTAATTAAAAGACAAAACCCTCGGCATTTCGTCGGGGGCTTTGTTCCTTATAGGAGTGTAAAAATGATGTCAGTCGTTCGTGTGGCGACAATGGTATTATAGCATACTGATTAAGGCTTATCAATACCAAACCAAACATTTTTTGCGTTTTCGGGCAATTTATCAGGGGCGGCGGGCTTGATGTCAAAATGTCCCGTCGTTTTCAACGCTTCTTTTATTTCTTCGATTTTCTTTTTGTCGGTTATTACCACATTTTCGTCCATAATTGCATTATAGCAAAAAAGTTAAAAAATTGCAACAAAAGTATTGACAAACGCAGGAAATGGGTGTATGATATAAGAGTAATCGGTATTTGGTGAGTGATAGCATTGAGTATCGGCAACTGAATATCGGTTATCCATAACCGCTTAAACAACCCCGCCTATCACAATAAGGGAAGTTTAGGCGGTTTTTTGTTGGGTAAAAGGAGAATATATGATACATAGTTTTAATATCAATATCGCAACAAAATATGGCGTGCATTCCGCTATTATTTTAGAAAATCTAAATTATTGGATAACGAAAAATCAAGCGAACGAACAGCATTTTTACGACGGGCATTATTGGACTTACAACAGCAAAAAGGCGTTTGCCGAACTTTTCCCGTATATGACCGAAAGGCAAATTGACTATGCTTTGAAGAAGTTGATTGACGACGGTATCATAATCACGGGCAAATATAACACAAACAAATACAATCAAACATTGTGGTATGCAATTACAAATTTTGGGTATTCCATTTTACAAAATTGTGAAATGGAGCAAACAAATTTGTCAAATCAAAACGACAAAATTGTTGAATGTAATACAAATAATAAACAAGCAGATATTAAACAGCAAATAATAACCACTAATAATAATAAAGAAAACCCGTACACGGAAAAACCGTTTACGGAAAACCCGTCAACGGCGAATGTTTCTAATAAAAATGTTCAAATCGAGCAGGAATTTGAAGAAGTGTGGAAAATCTATCCCCGAAAGGAAGATAAGAAAAAGGCTTTTTCGGCTTATAAGACTGCGAGAAAGAAAGCAAGTTTTGACGAAATCAAAAAAGGTGTTGAAACTTACAGCAATCATATTAAGGCAAGTAACACCGACAAGCGATACATAAAACTCGGAGCGACTTATTTCAACGGCGAATGTTGGGCGAACAATTACGAGCAAAGTGAGCCGAAAGAAGAACTGATTAAAGGCAAATACACAAGGGCGCAAGTTGAAGAATTTGCGAAACAACTAAATATAAGTTATGAAAAAGCATTGAAATGCTGTTAAGGAGAAATTATGAAAAGAAGTAAAGAATTGTATTTTAAGGCATTAAGGGACTATGAACTTGCGAGCGACGAAGTATTGCGGGACGATGTGATATATTGCGCGAACTGCAACACGATAAGTGTGTTTCCCGACTTTGTGAACGACGACGGAACGCTGATACATATCGCTTGTCAGTGCCGTGATATGGCGCATCGGAAGTTGGAGAACGCCGAGAAAGAGTGGGCGAGAAAGCAAAAGATTGCACAGTTAAAGGAAATCTCGCTTATGGACGAAAGGTATTCGACGGTGTCATTTTTGAACACGAGAACGGACAACCCTGAACTTAAAAAGGCGTATGACAAGTGTGTCGATTATTGCCTTAACGCACAAAAGAATTGCTACGACGGCAAAGGCGTTTACATCAGCGGGGCTGTCGGAGTTGGCAAAACGCACTTAACGGCGTGTATGGCGAACGAACTGTTGGAGCAAGGCTTCAAGGTCAAGTTTACGAACATAAGCCGAATTGCCGACCTTATATTGACGAACGACACAACGGAACTCAATCAAGTGCGAAATTGCGACTTCCTGTTTATAGACGACTTTGGCAAAGAGTTGGTGTGGAAGAACGGCTCGGACGGGTGGTTACAGCAAAAGGTTTTCAATCTCATAAACGACCGATACAACGCGATGCGACCGATGATATTCTCATCGAACTACACGCTTATGGACTTGTTAGCAAAACACTATGACCGTGCAACTATCGACCGCATAAGGGAAATGAACGAACAGATTGAAGTCAAGGGGGAGAATTGGCGTTAAACCGCAATGCACCGTTTGGGCGGGAACGGCGTAAATAAAAAAACAACAACGTAATAAAATAACACCCTTTGTCGAGAAACCGCCCTTTCTCGGCTGAAAAAAGGACTTTACAAAACAATGGGAGTGTGATATAATGAGTAAATCAAGAGCGAACGAATTATTACAGGAACTACATACCAACCTTACGGCGAATTGGACGGGGAAAGCACGCTTCTCGTCGTCGGAAGCAATAAAGATGTGTCGGGAGATTGTCTATGAATACGATAACGATGATAACACTGCTGATAGTGTTTCCGATATTGGCGAACAATGACTGATTTCGACGAAAAGTGGAAAGAATACCGCAACAGGGCGATACAGGCGTTAGGAACGGCGATTGTAATCACCTTGATAGTTGTGGCGAATATCGGTCTTATAGCGTGCATAGGACGGTTATCGGCGCAACAAACAAAGTATCTATTATACGCGCAATGCGGACTTGTTGATATACTCGGAAGCGTTGGAATGATACATTGCTATCACTATTACGACAAATGGAAGGAGAAGAAGAAAAATGGGAATGATAAAAATAAATGACGGCAGGGTTATTGTTGCTATACCGTCGATGCGGAAAATCGGGGACAGTAAGTGGGCGGTTTATTTTATGGAAGATAACCAACTTTATACCGCTATATACTATACGGAAGAAAAGGCGCGGCATAGGTACGAAAAGGAACTTGAAAAATGCACTCGATAACGGGTGTGTTTTTTTATGAAAAAAATATTAAAAAAACTATTGACAGACGGAAAACAATGTGCTACAATAAAGGTGAACTTAAAGAAAAGGAGTGCAAAAAAATGGCAGATTTAAGACAAGAACAAGAAGAACTGTTTAAGAAACTTATACAGTTGAATGTAAACGAACACACGGAACTCAAAAAAGACCTTACTTACCTTTCGTGGGCGTGGGCTTGGCAAGAGTTTTTGAAAGTTTGTCCCGACGCGACATACGAAATTGAACACTTTGCGGACAAAGACGGCATTATGAGGTGCTATCAATATGACGCAAATTTGGGATATATGGTATTCACGAACATAACGGCAAAGGGGCTTACGAGAAGAATGTGGTTGCCTGTAATGGACGGCGCGAACAAAGCGATGAAAGTAGAGCCTTATACTTATACGGTTGGGAGTGGCGATAAAGCAGTCAAGAAAACCGTTGAGGGCGCAACGATGTTCGACATCAACAAAACAATTATGAGGTGTCTTACAAAGAATTTAGCAATGTTCGGTTTAGGCTTGTACATTTATGCGGGTGAAGACTTACCTATCGAACTGGGCGAGCCTATGACTGCGAAACAAAAAGCAAAGTTTGAGGAACTGCAAATCATCGTTCCGAACGTGCTTAAAAAATTCCGTGTATCAAGCATTGACGACCTTACTTATCAGCAAGCGGAGTTTGTTATCAACGCAAAAGAAAAATCGCTTGAAGGGGGCAAAAAATGAATATCGAATTTCAAGACAAAGGACACATCTACACCGTAAACGGGGACATTGCAAGCATATCCGTGACCGAACTTTTGGCGAAGCACGGGCTTGCCCCCGATTATTCGGGAGTTAGCAAGGCAAAGTTAAAGGAAAGCGCAAACAAGGGCAAGGCTATCCATAAAGACCTTGAAAACGTACTCAACGAGGCGCATTACGAGCCGACGACCGAGCAAGGCAAGCAATTCAAACAATGGGTGGCGGAAAACCTTGATTGCGGAGTTGGCGAACAACTATTGGGCTACGAAAAGGACGGAATGGTTATAGCGGGGACTGCTGACGTAATGGGAATTACGAAAGACAGGGCTTTGATTATCGGCGACCATAAGACCACGGCAAAACTCAATCGCGAATATGTATCGTGGCAAGTGAGCCTTTTGGACTATTTCGCGCGGAAGTTGGGCGACGAGAAAGTCAACGGCAAAATGCTGAAATGGAAAGGCGCGAAAGAGTTTTATTGCTTCCACTACGACAAGGACGGTAAAATGACCGTAGAACGGCTTGAAAAGGTCGAAGACAGCGAGATTGAAAGATTACTCGACTGCGAGTACAACAACACGATATACGAGCGTTCTTGCCTTGTAATCGACGCAGAACTTGAAAAGCAATATATGCAGGCGGAAGCCAACTTTATGGCGATTGAGAAACAAGCCAAAGCCGCGCAAGACGAGAGGGACAGATTAAGGGGCGAGTTGCTGAAACTGTTTGAGGCACAGGGCATAAAGAGTTGGGACAACGGGAAAGTGCTTGTAACTTACATCCCCCCGACAGACAGGTTGAGTGTTGACAGCAAGAAACTCAAAGACAATTATCCTACGGTATATAGCGAGTGCCAAAAATTGACAAAAGTCAAATCGCAAATAAGAGTAACAATAAGAGGTGAAGAAGAATGACAGTAATGGAATTGGCAGAAATCACGGGAGTGTCGAGGACGTGGATATACGAAATGTGCAAACGCCTCGGAAGAATACCCACGGTGGACGAAGTTGTAAACCGCAAAACAAACGGGCTTATGAAGAAAATGGGCAGACCGCCAACGTACAGGAGTATCGAAGATGAAGACTGAAAATAGTTGCTACAAGTGTCCAAACAGAACGGAAGCGTGCCACGACACCTGCGAAGTTTACAAAGCGTGGAAAGCCGAGTACAAGCGCAAGGAAAAGGAAGAAACAAAAACGCGCAGAGCGCACTACAATTACGTCTATTATAGAGGAAAGGACTGATGTACACGGTATATTGCGGTAATGTATGTTGCAAATTTAGAAAGTTAAGCGACGCGGACTATTTCGTGCGAAAAATTGGAACAGTAGTTTTTGGCATAGCGTTGCCCGAAAACGACAAAGTAGTTGAAAATGAAGACATTATTGGATATGTTAGATTTAGCAATCAGCGAGAATTATGACGACCGAATTGACGCGGCTAACGACTTGAAAGACATCATCGAAGAACTGAAAGACCACAAGGCGGAAGACGTATGGTACACGTTGCAAGGTTGGGCGTTCGACAAGTTGAAAGATGTTCAACAAGACCTTATCGACGACGGGCGTTGTCCTGATTGTGGGGAAGAACTTGAAAACAAGGTTGAAACCGATATAGGGTATCTTGACGGAAGACCTGCTTATCAAGTAAACGAAGTTGTCGGAAGATATTGCCCCGAATGTGGTTGGGAAGAATGATAGAGTTTACGAGCAAAAAGCCTAAAATCACTTTTGGGGAAACGGTCGAAGTAACATTCACCGCTCCGAGAGCGAAACTTGAAGCCTTAACCAACCTTGCGGACAAAGACTTTGACATCACAGTGAAACAGCACCGAGAGAAACGAAGCCTTGATGCGAATGCGTATGCGTGGGTTTTAATCACAGCGATTGCGGACGAACTGCGGGCGAGCAAAGACGAGATTTACTTTGAGATGTTGAAGAAGTACGGGCAAGGCGAACTCATAAGCGTTAAGACGGGTATCGACATAAGCGGGTTTGTCAAGTATTCAGAAGTCGCGGGATATGGCAAGGTCAACGGTGTCGAGTTTACGCATTACAGGGTTTACAAAGGCTCGTCGGAGTACGACACAAGAGAGATGAGTATATTTATCGACGGGATAGTATCGGAAGCGCAAACACTGGGAATAGACACGAGAACGCCTGACGAATTGGCGGAAATGAAATCATTATGGGAGAACGGAAAGTGAACAATAAGCAACGATATGCAATTTTACAGCGAAATAAGAAAGAATGGCTGAAATTTTACGACCTTAAAGACGAGAGCGGGATTTATATCCTTACGCGCTACGACGACAACGGGTTTAAGTTTGCTTATGTGGGACAAGCCAAAAAGGTGCTTACAAGGCTTGCGGAGCATCCTATGGGTTATAAGCAACACATAGATTTTTCTTTGCGTAAACACGGCATCGGCGCACCGTTTGTTAAAGACGACAAGTGGAAATGCGAGAAAGTCATTTATTGCGCCGAAAACGAACTGAACGATTTGGAGCAAGAGTGGATAAGGAAGTGCCACGAACTCGGCTATCAATTACTCAACAAAACGACAGGAAGTCAAGGGCAAGGCAAGCAAGCATTGGGCGAGCAAAAGCCCGCAAAAGGCTATTACGACGGAAGTAAGCAAGGGCGCAAGAAAGTAATCGACGAGATAAATAATCGGCTTACAAAGGGCGATATTCGGCTTGTAATCGAGTGTCCGAACAAGCGCAAGGAACAACATCTTGCAAAACTTATGGAACTTTTAGGGGAGAACGACAATGAAGATACAGAATACAGCGGAGATTGTTAAGGAGATACTTGAACAGAAACCGAGAGCAAGAGATTGCGACTTCGTGCTTTACGGCTTCGTTCTAAACAAGTACGGGTATTCGGTCAATATCCCGTTCAACGAGTTGGCGAATTTAGTCAAGGCGGAAGAACTGCCGAGTATGGAAACCGTGGGACGGGCAAGGCGCAAGGTTATGGAACTCTACCCGTCATTGCGTGGTGATAGTTACAAGGTCAGGTTAGACAACACGGCGGAGTACATAGAGTTTGCACAGGATAAAAGCGTATGAAATCAATCATTCAAGGCGATAGCGAAGATAGGTGTTACATTTGCGGACGGACGGAGTGGATAGAACGACATCATATCTTCAACGGGACGGCAAACAGGAAGAAGTCGGAAAAGTACGGACTAACCGTCCACTTGTGCCATTGGTGTCATAACGAGCCGCCGCACGGGGTACATTACAATCAGGAAGCGGACACGCGCTTGAAGCAAATCGGGCAACAAGCGGCGATGCGTGAGTACGGTTGGACGGTGGACGAGTTTCGGGAAGTGTTCAGGAAAAATTATTTATAAAACTATTGAAAAACTATTGACAAACACGGGAATAGGGAGTATAATAAGAGTAGAAATAAAGGAAAGAGCAATGCCCGAAGGAGTGTAAAATGACTAAACAAGAACAAATAGAAGAAATGGCGAAAATCGTTGACGAAATGTACAATGTATACACAACGACAGCGGACGATATTGCAGAGGGGATATACAGCGCAGGTTACCGAAAGATACAAGACGGAACTGTGGTGCTTTCAAGAGAAGAGTATGAAATGTTAAAAAGTTTATACGATACTCAAAAAGGTGCGATTATGACTTCAAGTATAGGTGATTTACCTTTAACGGTTGAGGGGTTAAGAAAAGCAGTTGACGAGATTACAAGACTTAATAGAGTTGAAACTGAACTGCAAGAACTCAATGCAAAATATTACAACGAAGCGAAAGATTTAAGGCGAGAACTCAAACAAACGCGCGACAGTGCTTTTAGACGGCGACACTTTTAATTATGTACTGCTGATGTGCAAGGACGGCGAACTGTTGGAAGTCATCAGACCGATAAAGGAACTGTCGCAAGACAAGATTGTGTTCCATACGAACTTTGCGCTGAACGAACGGGAATTTGTTTTGAGCATCGCGACGGGGAACGGCGTGTATAAGACGATAAAGTTGGAGGGAAAGAAATGAACAACATATCAATATCAGGAAGATTGACAAGAGACGTGGACTTATCGGAAACGGTAAGCGGTGCGGTGAACGCAAGATTTAGCGTAGCGGTACAAGACGGCAAAGACAAGACGGACTTTTTCGTATGTGTTGCGTGGGACGACAAGGCAAAGTCAATCGCAAAGTATTTCAAGAAAGGAAGCCCCATAGAAATATACGGCTCGATGAACAGTTTTACGACGGACACGCGCACGAATTGGGCAATCACGGTCAGGGGTTGGAACTTTGTCCCCTCGAAGAAAGAAGATGAAGTAGAAACGCCATTTTAAGAGGTGAGTATGTTATCGGACGAACAGCGCGAAACTATTGAGAATAGTTTATGGGTTGTAAACACTGCGCTTAAAAATCAAGGGCTGTCGAGCGACGAAGATTTGAGGCAAAGTGCAATCTTGTATATGTGTACTTGTTTAGAAAGGTACGACGAGAGCAAGCACGCGAAGTGGACGACTTATGCTTATAAGAGCGTGTACTTCTACATTAAAAGACTGCACAATAAAGAAATCAAGACAAGCAATCGGCAAGCCCCCCTTGACCTTGCACCCGCCTTAAAAGACGCGGAAATGATAGACGAGAGCATTATTATCATCAACAAGATAAAAGGGCGTTGTGAGCCCGTAGAGCGGCAAATAATAGACCTTAAACTACAAGGCTATGACAGCAAAGCCATCGGCGCAATAATCGGGTGCAGTAACAACACGGTCATCAAACATTTTAGGACGGTCAAGGAAAAGGCGCAGGAAGTCGCGGAAGAATACAAGTAGCCCCCCCTTAATAGGGAAAAAAGAGCGGTTAAAAAAAAGACACCCCCCCCTTAATACGATAGGAAAAATCGTTGGGCGGGGGTTTTGTTTTTGGAAAAATGCAAACGAGGCGCCTTAATAGAAAAAAAAGAGCCGACGGGATATATCCTTTTTGATATGGCGATATATCGAAATTGATATATTAGAGGTATATAAAAAATGATAGGGGAGTATATCAAAAAAGTTATTGACAAAGTGTTGACAACCGCCGCCGACCGTGTTATTATTAAGGCAATAAAACAAGGGCGCAAGCCCGCAAGGAGTGAAAAACGGAAAAAAACAAATTAAGAAAATTGACAGTATATGAGCGTGTAACCCTTCTTAACGCGATAACGCGGTCGCGCCACTCTTTTGAACAAGCACGGGACAAAAAGACAACATTTTTGGCGGACTGGGAAATCGCTAACGAAATCGAAAATCTTCAAAACATTGAAAACAACGCAAGCGACATTTATATTTTTGAAAATCAAAACTAAATAAACCGCCACCCCGCGGGCGTTATCGCGGGGAAAGGAGTGTATAATATGTATTACAACGAATTAAGAGAAAAAACCACCGCACACGCGGGCAAAGAATGCGCCGACTTTGCGGCAAAAATAACAACGGCAACCGTTGGCGACGTGTTGGCGTCGTGGTATTTGAAACAATACACAACCCCCGCGACGCTTGCGGCGTTGCAAGAACTGCCCGCGGGCGAACCTATCCCCGAAGAGATTAAGGACAGAATGCAAACGAAACGCGCGAGAGAGGCGGCGCGCGACGCAAAAAAACGCTTTGAGCGTGTCAACGAGGTTGAGCAAGTCGAAGCCCCCGCGGCGGTATCTGTCGTCGTCGAATGGCATAAAACTAGGACGTGGGGCATGAACCCCCGCGCGAGAGTGGCGGCGGAGCGCGTCGCGACGTACG